AGTTAATTTACGTTCGGTTTCAGAATCTTTATCACTCTGTAATATTATACGATCTTTCTTAGCCTGTTTAATATCACCGCTTTGACCCGATAGAGATGAGATCTCTTTTTGGATCTTATCAATCTCATGTTGTAATAAAGAAATCTGATCGTTGTTAGAATTGATTTTATTCTGACGTTCTCTTAGTTTCTCTATACTCTGATTAATTGATTTAGTGGTAGTATTTAATACGCTTAATTTTCTGTCAAGGTCTTGTTTTTCTTGTTGAATACTTCCGGCTTCAGTTTTGATTGCTGCAATCTTTGTTGTCTTCTTCGACTCCTCGATTGATTGGTCACACGTTGGGCATTCATCATTCTCTTCATAAAATTTCGCATCCTGTACTAGCTTTTTAATAGAATTATTTAATGTATTATCATGAGATTTAAAATCAGATATCTGATCTATTTGCTTCTCATAATTTGTAGTTTCAGATCTCAACGAAGCTGTAAGATTTTCTCCTAAGGTTTTTGATTCCTTAAAGATATCTTTAATCCTAATGGAATGTATTTCCATAGAATCTTTCTTCTGTCCAATCTGATCCTTATTAATAGCATTAAGATCTGTAATATACTTATCTTGAGATGCCATCTTTGTTTTGATGAGCTCAAGGCTATGGTTAATATCAATTAGATTGTTTCGAATAGTTGCATTTCTCTCTTTTAGAATTTGATTCATTTTCGAGAATATGTTTATGTCTAGTAGGTCTTCAATCACCTCCCTGCGAGACCATACCGGTAACTGCATAAAAGGAATAAACGAACTACTCCCTAATACAACTATTTGGTGAAACGACTTATGATTTAACTTAAGTATATTTTGTTCAAGGAACTTTTGATGGTCCCTTGCATTTGCTGCCTGATTAACTTGATTACCATTCTGCCAGATCTCAAATCTTCCTGGCTTGATAGCCCTAATAACTTTAAATTCTATTCCGCCGATATCGAATTCAACTTCGACAACGCATTGCTTCTTATTGATAGAGTTAATTAACTGGTCTTTCTTAATGTCTCTATGGGGTTTATTAAACAGCGCGAATGATAGGGCATCTAATAGTGTGGATTTGCCTGCGCCGTTTTGACCTACTATGAGAGTAGTAGGTGATTTATCTAGTTTTACTTCAATGAATTCATTACCGGTGGAAAGAAAGTTCTTCCACCTAACAAGTTTAAAATGTATCATACTACCTCTAGGTTTTGAGCCTCTGTATAGAGTCCTCTCAATTTCACTTTTATATGTTCTTTATCAAGATCTGTATCGACCGCTTCGACATAGGAATCAAGTAATTCCGTAGTATCTTCTAAAGAGACTTTATCATCTTCAACGCTTTCACCTAGAAATTCTTCAAAGTTCTCAGCTATTTTGAGCTCATAAGTTTCGATTGATTGTAATTTATCAATGAACCTATCAAACATATAGAGATCAGTTTTGTTTAATACAATGACCTTTACAAACTTGTGTTCGAACTCTTTTACATCTATATTGCTATAATCGTGTGTTACATCGTCATATATAAACTTCTTAAATATAGTAATAGGATTACGTACAGGAGTTACTTCTCTTGTTTCAGTATCTAATACATGAAAAAATTTATTATCATCTACATCAGCCCACGTCATTTCAAATTGTGAACCTAAGTATTTGACATTATCTCTGCTTGATCTAGTATGAAAATGACCTGAAAGTACTTGTTCAAACCTAGAGAATATATCAGCACTCATACCATGGGGATTAGGAAATCCAGCCATCATATCAAATCCTTTTAATTCTAAATGAGCTCCAAGAATATCTGCTTTACAATTCAAAGCAAAATCAACATACTCTTTATAGTTAGCATTATTGATCCATGGTATAAGCGCAACATTTAGTCCAGCATAATCTAAGACAGTTGGCTTCATTATAATATTTACATTAGAGGTAAAATAGCCAAGCAGTTCTTTGAGACTACACAATTCGTTTGTGTTTTTAAAATAGACGTCATGGTTTCCGGGTATAATATCCATGGTAATACCTGCATCGCGCATAGGCTCAAGAAAATGCTTACGATTAGCATTGAGTGCTTTAAAGTTGACGAATTTTCTGTGCTCATAGTAATCTCCTAGATGCAATATTTGTGTAATGTTATGTTCTTTTAAATACGGAAAAAATATCTCTTCATAAAATCTGCCTTGGTATTCTAAGAAGATATCACTCGAATTTCTTGTACCACAATGTGTGTCATTAATAATCGCTATCTTCATGCCATGAACAACTCTAATTTTTTAAGTTTCTTCTTTTCTTCTTTAGCAAACTCTTTAAGCTTCTGATCAGTATCTTGTACTCTACTAATCCTTTGCCTTAGTGTATCTACATATTGCATTGTTTGTTCAGCGCCTTCACCGTCCATTCCCATTGCAACAAAGTCTTCGATACCCATTTTTTCAATGAATTTAAACTTAATGTCTTGCTGTCTTTTCTCTTTAGCAATCCTTCTTAAGAATGCAAAGTATACTATTTGTGTGAAGTATGAGAATGCATTAGGCTTACCAGTACGAGTAGCTTTATCGATGTTATAATTATTAATAGCTCTTAAACAATTTTCTACTCCATCCATTACCATTTCTTCTCTATAGGTATACCTTATAAAATTGGGCCTTCGGCTCAATCCTTCGGATATCTTAATAAAGCATGTCGCAATATAATTAGTAACTTTAGGTATTTCGGTTTCTTTTGCTCTAGCTTCGTGTACTGATGTGGCATAATCCATCACAGCTTGAGAGAAGTCTTTATTGTTTATATAATGCGGCTTCTTTGTTTTTTCAGTCATTGGTTTCTCCATATAATAATATATTATAACACAGTTTCACGTGAATGTACATAGTTATTTAATTTCATTTTATTGCAAATAAAGGTGTACATTTGCTAGAAAGTATGATATAATATTATAGTCCACTCGGGGGAAAGGGGTATACTAATTTAATGTATTGTTTCAGTTTCCATATTAAAGGATTCATCTTTAAGTTCATCTTCAAACTCCGTCTGTAACTCTTCTAATATATCATCTTTGGATCTTAATCTTGGTGAGTGAGATCGTGGACTAGAGCTTTCGGCGGCTAGCTTGATGTATTCGCTTTTTATCTCTTCATCAATTTCAACATGATAAAGGATTTTGTCTTTCGATAACTTAAACATTTTCTGAGAAGAGAAAGCAAACCATGGATGGAAATAAAATCCCCCAACCATTCCACTACTAATCTTAAACGGTCTCTCTATAATATACTCTCCGTTATCGGTTCTCTCATTAACTAGTGCAATGATTTCTTCACCATTGGATAGTTTGAATTGTCTTATATTAATCTTATTATTTGTAGTTAGCATATTATATATTTATATCGTAAACTTTAAACTTAAATCTTTCTTTAGAATAAATTTTTACGCGCTCTGCCGCGTGGTTTAAGGTATAGTTTTTCTTTCCTTTATGTTGTAAGTCATCCGTAATGTCGTATACCTTAGTATTTATACCATCACCACTGATACGTAATCCACGACCAATACTTTGTAATACTCTTATCTGAGATTTAGATGGTGAAGCAAAGATCAAATTATGTAATCGTTTGATATTAATACCTGTAGAGAATGTTCCTAGTGAAGCTACGATGATCGCGTCATTTTGTGTTTCAGTAAGAGCTCTGATATTTTCTCTATCATCTACTTTTGTCTCACCAGATACATAGAAGAGTTTACGATCACCTTCCATTTTAGTCTTTAGTAGATCGTATAATGGTTTACCATGTTTCTCTACGTAATTAAACAACACTAAAGTATTACCTTTTTGATCTAATGCTAGGTTGGATATAAAGTTATTCCTAGGAGCATAACGTACAATAAAATCTATCTCTTCTTGATATTTCATTTTAGTTACTTGCTTACAGTATTCTTCTTTATACTTTAACAACAACATAGAGATATCCATCTGAGCTAATGAACCTTTATCCATTAATTCTTTTGATGTAGTTACTTTATAAACTGGTCCGAATAATCCTTCTAATACTAACTGATGAGTTTGAGTTCCATCTAGTGTTCCTGTCGTACCAATCTTAAATGGAGCATTAACGCATTTTTCTAATATTGATGTTAATGACTTAGCTTTAAACTGGTGAGCTTCATCTCCTATAACCATACCTATATGTTCGAAACTAGAAGCTGGTAATTTATGTAATGATTGCCAAGTTGATATGATACATCTATGGTGAGTGTCTTTATCTTTACCAGCATATATTCTATGACACCATTCATCGACATGCCAATTTTTATCTAGCTTAGAGTAATCATCGAAATCAGCATACATCTGTTCAACTAATGAAGTGGTTGGAACTATAATCAAAACCTTCTTACTAGGATCTAAATCCATATAGTATCTAAGTAACATATATATGATTAAAGATTTGCCAGAAGCCGTAGGGGATAGGAGCAACCTTTTACCGTTTGTTAACGCGCACGAGAGTGCATCGATTTGGTAGTCCCTGGGTGTTATACCTACTCCATTCACGGAGAGCCCCAGATTCGCAATATAGGCCTCTAAAGCCCTTAAATCGGACTTATGCGAATGCTCTAAGCCATTGATATCGTGTGCTTTTATCGTATAGCCTCTTTCGGCACAGAATGACTTTAAATAGCTCAAAAGCCCACAATACAATGTTTTGTCCCTTATATTGAATAATCTGATCTTTCCGTCCCACATTCTGTTCTTATAGGCCGGCATGAACTTATATCCAGGAACAAAGAAACAAAACTGCTCAGAGATCTCTTGTGCAGTACTTGCCTCGCATTCTATTCGCATGAATGTTTCGTTAAGTTTGGTGTAGGTAACTGTTTCCATTATATAATCTGTTGTAATCTATTTTTAGTTGATGCTATATCACTGCATAGATATTTATTTATATACCAATTAATATACATAGATTGACTAACACCACTGTGCCAACTTAAGTCGGTCACTATTTCATCTAATTGAGTTAGTGATTGCAATTGTTTAGTAAGCCAATGATACTCTGGCCAGCCATAGGATATAATAGGAACTCCGTGCATCATACATTCTATACCTGCTGTGCTGTTCTCTAATATAGCTACTCTAGTTTTAGGTAGAAAATCATGTATGGATTCAAAAGCAGTTCTTACATCGATACCATCTTGAATCCATTTATCAATTATATCTTTTGTTCTTCCTCGTATTTTCATAGAAGGATGTAACTTAACTATTATGTTTTTATCTTTAATACTATTTACAATCATCTGCAGCTTTTTAAAATGATCACCAAACCCAAAACCATTTACAGTTTCGTCGGTTGGAACTTGTCCTATAATTAAGATATGGTCATCAGCTACGTTCTTTGCCTTTCTCCATTTTAGTAGAATAGAATCATCCCACTTATTAGATCTTGCTTTTATCAATGATTGTATATAATCTAAATTTTCTTTCGTAGGAACCTGAAACCAATCTGGTTCTTTAAATGCAATAGAAGAACTATTAGCATAACCAATAGTATCTAATGCAAAATGTTTATGAGTAGGACCAGTGGGTTTAAATATTATATTGTTCTCAGTTTCTAATTCTGATATATGGCAATGATTGTATATATTCAATTCAGGAGTTTCGCTTTCTTCGTGGCCAAGTTCATTCATAGCTTCACGAATTATATCTTCTCGACC